CGCGTCCCGATCCTCCGGCGTCCCGCCGTAGGCTGCCATCAGGAGCAGCACGCCGGAGAGTAGGATGAGGATCGCTCCGCTGATGCGTTCTATTCTCATATTTGCTGTCCCTCCTCAAAGCATCATCATGGACGACGCCTGTGCTATGGTCTTCACCGTCACCGTCTCCTCGCCCGTCTCCTTGAGGATGCGTCGGACGTTAGAGAGCGTGCGGTCGAGCAGTCGGAAGCACCCGGTCTGCATATTGCACGCCCGCGCTTTCAACTCCACCAGCGCCTCCGGCTCGATCTGGAAGTCCGTGAGATAGCCCTCCACCTCCGAGGGGGAGAGGCCCCGCAGCGAGGCATAGAAGTCCACTCGGTTCGCCATACGCACGAGGTAGGTCTTGATCTGTGCCTCCAGTTTCGGCTCGCCCGCGATCACAAGACCCACGTCGCTCTGATCGAACACCGCCCGCAGGATCTCCATTTTCTTCTGTGTGTACTTGCTCACCAGCTTGTCCGCCTCGTCGATGATCAGCAGGTAGCCCTTGTTCGTGTTGAAGAACTCCCGGATGCCGTTCACCCTGCGCCAGATCGTGCCGTAGCCGTTTGGGAGCCCGATGCTCCGTTCAATCGCCTCCACAAGGTCGCGGCTGCTCATGGTGTCGTCGCACTCGATGTAGGCCACGCGGGAGAGCTTCGCGTACTGCCGCAGGGCGTAGGTCTTGCCGTAGCCACTGCGGGCGACTACGATGCCGAGGCCAATGTACTCTTGACAGCTCTGGCATACACCGAGCACGGCCTTCGCGTCCCGGCTCTCAAAGAATACGGGCGTCTGCCACGTCTTGCCCTCTGACTTCGCCAACGGCGTCGTCAGGTCGACCGCCTCGCCCGTCTGCCGGGTGAGGAAGTCCGTCAGCTTGCTCTCAAGGTCGTTCGGGTTGCTGTCATACTTGCCCGTGAGATACCGGGAGACGGTGGTGCGGCTGTAGCCGATGTCTTTGGCGACCGCCGCGATGCTTGAGTGCTGCGTCTGGATGTAGTTGTTCACGCGCTGTGCGAGGGGGCTGATGTTGGTGTAGATTGTAGTGCGCTCTGCTGCTGTAACTTCCATGATGTACCTCCATTATTATTCGTTCATCGCTCTCAAAAGAGAGAGTGCCTTGTCGCCTTTGGCGTTGAGGAAGGTGTCGTCCGTGGCCTTCTTCCGGCTCGTCTTGCTTGCCTGTTCCGACCGGAACATTCTGTCCTTGGGCAGGGAGACCAGCTTCTGGCTCGGCGTGGCCTTGATGGTCAGGTCGATCATACCCACTGCATCCGAGGGCCTTGCGCCGTCCTCGAGCCGCAGCTCGTAGGGGCGGACTCGCTCCTCCAGATACTCCCTGACCTCTCGCTCGTTTCGTTTCTGATCTCGCAGATGCTTCTCCAGTGCCGCCTGAGAACAATGCGGGCCGAAGGCGAGCAGCTCGGCGGACACCGCCTCACAGATCTTCTTGCCCTCCATGTCGTACACATAGAGCTTGGTGACATCGTCGATGTCCCACTTGATGTTGACTTTCTGATTGACGTAGTAGGCGAGCTCCGTGTCCGTGTAGAGTGTGCCGAACTTGTTGATGCCTTGGTTTGTGACGCGGGCGGTCGCCGCCTTCATCAGCAGCATCGCCGCGTACTCTCGGGGTGGAGCTGCCTTTTCATAGCGCGGGCCGTTCTCGAACATCTCGATCGGCGTAACCCATTTCTCGCCCGCGTCGCTCAGGCCGCGATGCTTGCGGGTGTGATACTTGGTGTTCTTCCACTCCGTCCAGACTTCGAAGAACTCCTCCATCGTCAGCAGCTCCCCGCGCTCCAGCATCTGGTCGATGTCCTTCTGCCGCTTGGCGTAGGTCTTGGAGCCTGTCAGCGTGCCCGTGTAGCTCTCAAACCACTTGGAGAATTTTGAGCAGACCGTGGAGAAGAAGCGTTCGATCGGTTTGTCCCAAGGCTGATACGGCAGCGAGCGTCCGACCTCTTGGATGCCGATGCTCTGATAGAAGCCGACCGTTTCCGAGTCAAACGCGAAGTCAAGGTCGATTTTGCGTTGCTTGCGGTTCTTGCGGTTCTGCCCGGTCATGACCTCGGCAGTATAATCCTTGCCGTTGTCGACGTGCAGGATGTGGGGAACGCCGCCCGGATTGCTGTAGATCATTTTGACCAGCGACTCCTTCAGCGTCTGCGAATTGGCGTTGACGCACGCTACATCGCCGATGATAGCGCGGGAGCGCATATCCAGCCACGCAACCAGCTTCGGACGCACGGCCTTGATCTTGCCGTTCGGGGCCGTCCACTGCACCCAAAAGTCGAAGGTGTGCTCGTCGCCAACAACATACTCCATGACTTGAAGGCTCGTCGCGTCGCGCTTGCCCTTCATCATCCGCTTGTTCTTCCACTCCCGCGTCCCATTGGCGGCGAGGAACCGGGCAGACTCCGCACCCCGCTGTCCCATGAGGAACTTGATATACCGGGCCACCGTCTTGATGGAGGGATACTCCTCCCACTCCCGCCGCTCCGCCTCCAGCTCAAACCGTTCATAGAGCATCTCGATCGTGCCGAGGTTCGCCGCGAACCGCTTGTCGAACCAGATGTTCTCAATGATCGCCTTCTGCTCGTCCGTCAAGCTCGGGAACGTACCCGTCTCCTTCGGCTTCCGGCACAGTGCCAGCGCCCGGAAGTAGTCCCGGCTCTTGCCGTCTTCCTTCTCCAGCTTCAGCGCCCATGCGTTCGCCTCCAGCACGTTCTTCATGTAGCGGTACAGACTCTGCGGGCTGATCCCCAGCCCCAGCGCGTACCGCTCGGCGTAGCCCGTGCGGTCAGGGCCGTCATAGTCGATGAAGTCCTGCACCCGTGCCGCCAGCTCTACCGCCTCATAGAAGCGCTTCTTGTTCGCCTCCGTGTACTGGTTCAGGTCGGCGGTGACGTACCACGGCACGGCCTCCTGTGCTCTCTTGTCTATGATGACCTCACTCCCTTCCACCTTCTGCGCGGCTCGCCATGCCTTCCGCGCCTTTGCCGAGAGGGAGCTTGTCGAGATCAACACCTGATCCTTGCCGCCGCCCTCCCGGGCCTGTGACTTCGTTTTGTACTGCTGAGGATTGCGATAGATGCGTTGCGTCAAAGTCTTGTAGCTGACGCTCTCAAAAGCCGCTGCCTCCTCCAGCGCGATGAATACGTCCGGCACTCCGTTCCCTCCCTTCCGTGCGTCATGCCGCGATCGCCCGCTCCGCCTTCTTCGGGTCGAGCGCGAGGGCGGCGATGATCGCCGGGAGGTACTTCTCACCCGAGCGTGTCCCGTTCAGGATGTAGCTCATGTACTGCGGGCTTGTGCCTACCGTGGCCGCCAGCTCCGCCCGGCTCATATCCCGGTCAGCCAGCGCCTTCACCACCATCTTCCCGAACGGCGTCAGCCGTTTCTTCGGGCCTCTCATCGCTTGCCCTCCTTTCTCCTTGTTCTTAGATTTACTTCCGAATGACCGCCCAGCCCAGCGAGACTGCCACGCCTATAAACGCGGTGACGCTCACGGCGGGGACAGGGCAGCGCATCAGCAGCAGCGCCGCCGCGAAGCCCAGCGTCGCGAGGATGATGAGCCCCGCCGTGATAAGGAACACCGCCGCGCTTTGTGCCGTGCGCCCCGCACGCTTTCGCGCTTCCCGCTTCACTTCTCTCTCAAGTAAGTTGAGAACGAGGTCGTAGCTGCGCACGCTCTGCGCCGCTTCAAAGAATTGCTGCTCCATCCCCGGCAGCGCCCGGAACGGGTCGCGGGGGTTGCCCGCCTCCCGCAGCCGCGCTGCCGCGTTCCGCCGTGCGATGACGGTCGCGCCGATCGCGGTCTTGAGGTCTTCTGTGCTGAACATTCTGCTGCTCCTTTCCTTTGCCCTCCTGCTCGTGTATAATGGAGCTGGGCCACTGCCCAGGGAGGGGGTGTTGTCTGTGATTGATGTGCAGAAATTCTCTAAAGAGGTTGTCGATGAAGTGAAGGCTCGGTTCCCGGAGCGGTTTTCCGAGGATGCCGAGATTGCCTCGAGCCTTCTCTCGCTGATCGCGGTAGTTGCAGCTACCGCGATTGCGAAGTACGAGAAGGAGAGGAGTTGACGTATTCCCCGACCTCTTTGAGAAGTCTGCCGAGCTGAATAAGCTCGCGCTTTTTGCCCTGTAAGGGGCACCCTCCGCACGGGGCCGTCTGTTCATCGGACGGCCCTTTCTCTTCGGGCGGCTCGCCCGTCAGCCACGTCAGCCAACATTCCCGGCAGCTCACGCCGTCGCAGTGGGCGGGGATAGTTGGCGGACAGGGCGCGGAGATGATATCCGCGATCTCGCCCGCCGTGGCCTCCGGGGCCTTGAGTAGTTCAAGTCCTGTCATGCTGCGCCTCCCGGTACCTCTTCACCGCGTGGTTCATGGTGTAGAGGCGGTTCAACTCCCGGAGCAGCCGATCATACTCCCGCTGCATCGTCTCCCTCGCGTGGCCCGTCAGCTTGCCCATCTGCCCGTCGACGTCGACCGCCATGCGGAACACGTTGCGGTAGATCGTGCAGTCGTTCTCCGGGCACTCGCCGAGAAGCGCCGTCCCGAGCTGGTGGAGCTCCTCCAGCCGATGCGCCGGGATGCGCTCTGTCTCGTGCTGGAAGCCGTTGAACAGCTCGCCGCCGTCCTTGGTGTATTCGTCCACCTCCCGCAGCAGGTGCCGCAGCCGGGAGAGGTCTTCAAAGCTCACGCCCTCCAGCACCGTCTCCCACGCTGCGCCCGCCTCGGCGATCTGCGCCGCATAGTGCTCGCACTCGTTCTCCTGCAGGATCTGTCCGTCCCGCAGCGCCGCAAGGTAGGCCAGCGCCTCATGCCCGCCAAGCAGGGCGGTTACGGTGTCCTCAGCGTGCCTCACGCCCTCGATGTGCTCCCGCAGCGCTCGCTCGCTCCGCTCCCGGATGCGTAGGTCTTGTGCCTCCGCGTCCTCGTAGAGCTGTCCCAGCGGGCACTTCGCGCAAATGGCGTCCAGCTCCTCCTGCGTGTGTCCGGCCCGGTTCTTGCACCGTTCGTCGCACACGAACGCCAGCAGCTCTTCGGGGTTGCGCGGCATGGGGCCGTCCAGCCGTCCCGCGCCGAAGGTGTCCGGGTCGGTGATGACCTCGCTCTCCGGCAGGAAGCCGATCTGATGCAGCGCCATCTTGAAGCCGTAAAGCTCGTGCGCAGCGGTGCGCGGGTCGGTGTCGGGGTGGTGCTTGCTCTTGACCTGCGTGGCAAGGCGGCGCGTCCAGCCCTCGATCAGGGCGGCGGGCTCCACCGCCTCCTCGGTATAGCTCTCATTCGTTTCCACGGCGGCGGTGTAGGTGGGCGGCTCGTCCGTGATGTCCTCCTCGGACTCCAGCCCCCGTGCCAGCTCCACGGCCACCTCCAGCGTGTCCGCGTCGTCGTACTCCATCGCGCCCCGGTCGATGTCCAGATTGCCCGTGTAGACCTCCGCGTCGATCACGCCGTACTCTCCGAGGGCCGTGCCCTCGTACTCGCGCTTCTCGCGGTCGTTGAACTTGACCACGAGGAAGCCGTTGATCTTCTTGATCTTTCTCATGCTGCCGTCATTCCTTTCTGCCCTGCCATCTTCAGACCGGGTGGGGCAGTTCCCGGTGACGCCCTTCCGGGCGTTTCGGCTTAGTGGTGGGTCGCTTCAAAGTTTTCGATCGCCCAGCGGTTGCCCGTGGCGTACACGGCCCGCCGCGTCCGCTCCTGTGGCGTTTCCCGCCTCGGCATGGCCGCCAGTGCCTCCATCATGCCGCACCTCGGGCAGATGTCTGTCTGGTTGTCCACTCGCGACAGCGCGGGCGGCTCGTCGTATGCTCGCCCACACAGTGGGCAGATGTGCGGTTGCTCCTTCATGCTGCTGCTCCTTCCTGCAAAGCTCATCCGGCCAGTGGCGGGATGACGCGGATCGTGTCGTGGTACTTGTTCAAAATGATTAGCTCGCCGTTTGCTTTCTGCTTCACGACCAGCCAGTTCTCCGGGGCGAGGCCCGCTTGCCCGAGCCGGATCTTCTGCTTGCGGGTGGGCTTCTTGCCGCGTCTCATGATCTGCCTCCTTTCCTTTTCTCGGCGTTTGCGGTAGAGCAAAAGCGAACGGCGGTCGGCGGAATTAAATCTAAGAGTCGCTTAGGTGTTGGTGGGCTTTAGCAGTCCGTCAGGGTGTCGCCCTTGACCTCGTAACGATTGGGGCCGATGATGACGAAGGCCAGCATATTGGTCGTGCCGTCATGGTTGACCTGATTGATCGCCTCGTCCAGCTTGCCGTTGGTGACGTGGACTTTCTCCATGCTGCCGGTGCCGGTGTCCAACAAGCCGAAGCCGTTGGCCTCCTCCGGGGTATCTCCGACAGTGGTGAGGGCCATCTCGTCGGGGGTGATCTCGTTGCGGCCCGGTTCCAAGTTGAAGCCCGCCTCCGCCTTCTTCAAGGCGTCGTTCGTCTCTTCCAGTGTGGCCTCGCCAGTGGTGTACTTGAACAGGATGTCTGCGATGTCGTTCTTCAT